CATGTTTGCCATGTTGCCAATGTATGCAGAGGGGATAAAGGAGTTAAGGATCCTAAAGAACTATATCAACAACTACTAACAGAACATGATGGTAAGCCTGGATCAGTCTTTGAGTTTGTGCCAGTAATTGCAAATTTATCAATGAGCACAGGAGGCTATAAAAATGTTCAAAGATTTGGAATATTTAGAGGGAAAACAGATGGCTTGAAAAGTCGATGGCTTACTAATTTGAGAGCAATGATACCAGACGTTGATTCAATGAATGATAGATATGTTCATCAAACCAAAATAGAATACAACAATGAGCCAATCAAAGACTTCTTTGTATTTAAACTCAAAATACCAATGATGATCGTACCTCACATACTTAGACATAGAGCATTTAGTTTCATGCAGGTTAGTGAAAGAACTCAAAAGCTAAGAGAGTATTACTATTGTGATGAACTTGAGCAGCTAGCCTATAAAGGTATGTATAAAAGATGTGGATTTTTAGGTTATCAAATATCCGCAAGTTGGAATTTTGACATACAGTATCTTTCTCAATACGATTTTGACGACGCACAAAGCAATTATAGTATTCGTCAAGAACTGACAAATAAAGGTAGTCACGGCTTAGCCTATGTAACCTTATGGATAGCAGCATGGGAACAGAATACTTATGCTTGGAATAACTTCTTTGCAGTAAGAACTAAGAAGCCAGCTCAGAGAGAGATTATCGAATTGGCAAAAACAATGAAACAAATGATGGAGGAATAATGCTAAAAGAGAGGTAATATCATGTATTTAGAAAACGGTCAAGAAGTAAATCTTGACAAAGCATTGACGGATGAAAACGATAAAACAATGTACTTAGTAACGCAAATTTATATCGGTGAAACATTCAGAGTTAGTGGAGCAGGAGGCTATGGCTCTGGCGATGGCTCTGGCGATGGCGATGGCTCTGGCTCATAATATTTAACTTTAACAACTCAGCCGGTGAAATTCCGGCTTTTATTTAACTTTATAGGAGAAAATATTATGACATTTATTGAGTTTACAAATTCGTTTAAAATGAATGATAGTAATTTGTTTGTTTCTAATATTTGCAATATATCAATTAAAAGACTACCATACAGGCATAACGGACCAACACAATGTTTTTACTATCAATTTTCAGACGATGGATTAGTTTATAAATACAATGATGGTTCTCTTGGTTTAGATATGATGCAAAAATTAAAAGATATTTATTACTCACTTGGTTTTAAAGAAGAAATAAAACAAAATAATAACAATGTGATTCAATTAACTTTATTTTAGCCGTGTAGAAACGGCTTTGTTTTTTGCGGTGTAAAAAAGTATATTAAAATTATATTGCTTTTATGTTTTTAATATATTAAATTATAGATAAATAATAATTAAAAAAGGAAAACAACATGACTAAAAAAGAGTTTATTCCGGTTCAAGTGACAGCCGAGCAAAAAGCAATTATCAAGAAAAAAGCCAAAGAAAAAGGTATGACAATGGCGGCTTATATCCGTTATGTTGCCGTTTATGCGAGCGTTGCCGGGGGTGTGTGATGCTTGACATGATTCCTGAAGAAATCAAAGCACTTGAACAATTCTTAGTGTGGAGATTAGAAAAGCTTCCAGATGTTGAAAAGCCTGCTAAAATTCCTTACAATCCAAATAATCATTGGAAATGTGCAGTAACAAAAAAAGAAAATTATTCTGATTTTTACAAAGCTAAAGAAGTGTTTAAAAAATCAGATAAAAAATACTCCGGTCTTGGTTTTGGTTTATTTCCATCTGGTGAACAAACTGATATTACTGTAATTGATTTTGATAATGTTTTAGATCAGTCTGGCGAATTATTGCCACAGTATGAAGAAATTGCAGAATGGACAGAAGACTTTAACACTTATACAGAGGTTAGTCAGTCAGGCAATGGGTTGCATTTATTTTTTTATGGCAGTCCGCCAGGAAACACAACCAGAAAAGCTATCTGTAAATTTCCGGTAGAAATATATTGCAAAGGTCGTTATATCGCAATAACTGGCAATATATGGCATGGTTATGATAAAATCAGATCAGCTCAAGAAACATTAACAAATTTTTATTACCATGTATTTGGCAAAGAAAACCCGAAAATTGACAACTCAAGGCATGAAATAATTTTAAGCGGTGAAACTGGAAGCGATGAAAAAATTCTTGAAATTATTAGAAAGTCAAAATCAGCCGATAAATTTAATAATCTTTTTGCGGGCAATGGTTGTGATGATAATTCGGCAAACGATCAGGCATTATGCAATATGATTGCATTCTATACACAAGACTATGATCAGATTATCAGAATAATGAATCAAAGCGGTTTAGTTCGTGATAAATGGGAGAATCATAAAACATACTTGAAAATGACTATTGAAAAAGCAATTAACGGATTGACTGGAAAATTTGACTGGCAAGAGTCCGCCAGGAAAAACCAAGAATGGTTAGATAATAATAAATCAAAGCAAAAACAAATAACTTGCGAGCCGGAAACTAAAACCGAAACCATTGTAAATGAGATTGAAAAGCCGTCTGCATCTGCAAAAAAACTTAATGAGGTTAAGCAATACTTAGCAGAAAATTATAAAATATATAAAAACGAAGTTAACGGATATGTTTTTATAAATTTCTATGATAAGGATAAGTTTGTTCAGTTTACCGACCGGGAAAGAAGTTCTTTATTTTGTGATCTTCAGCATTTAAAAATATCTGATAATTTACTCGATCATATTTTAAAGTCTGATTATGTTGAACTTATCAATCCAATTCAAAGGTATTTTGAATCACTCCCAAAGTGGAGCGGTCAGGATTATATTGCAGAATATATTAACTCAAGTATTAAATTTGCAGAGGAAAACACAAAAAACTTAAACTTAATTAAAAAATGGTTGGTTGGAGTTGTGGCTTGCTCGATGACAACGGATAAAATAAACGATCTGTGTTTAATATTTAAAGGAGCGCAAGGAATAGGTAAAAGCACATGGTTTAAAAGGTTATTACCTGATTGCCTTGGAGAGTACTACACTACATTTAATATTGCCGATAAATCAAACGACACAGCACTAAGTATTATTAGTTCTTTGTTACTCGATATGGATGAATTAAACGATTTGTCAAAGCGTGAAGACTCCGAAATCAAAGGACTTATAAGCCAGAAAACTTTTAGAATTAGAAAACCTTATGATAAACTCCCTGATCTTTATTATAGGTATGCCAGTTTTTGCGGTTCAGTCAATGAAGATACTTTCCTAAAAGATTCCACTGGTCATCGCAGATTTATTGTTTTAGAAGCTTTAAAATTCGATTTTGATACAATGCGTACTTATGATAAAAATAAAATATGGTCGCAAGCGGTCGGTATGTTTAAGGCTGGTTTTGAATTTTGGTTGAGTCAGGATGAAAACAACGAACTATCAAACCATAACAAAAAATATTCTGTAATAAATGCAGAGTCGGAATTGTTAATAGCAAGGTTTTCTCCGGCTGATAAATTTGATGGTACCCATAAATTAAACGCTTCACAGTTAATACAATTTCTTGATATGAAAAAACTGGATGCAAAGGCAATTAAAAACATGAAAGCTGCATTAAAAGAACATGGATTTATTGAAGTTGTAGCTAAAATAGAATCAAGATGCCAAAGGGTTTATTTGCTTAAAGAACTGCCAAGGGTTTTAAATGTTTAAGTGGTTACATAAAGTTACAAATGCGTTACAAAAAATTGTAACTAATCAAATTATCATTATTTCATTATTTACAACACTGTTACAAAGTTACATTTTATATACTATTATATATATTATTATTAATAGAAAACAGAGAAGGGATGTAACACTGCAAAACTTGGAAAGTGTTGTTACTTTTTTCGATGTAACTTTGTAACCGTACTTAAAACACGAATATTTAATAAGATAATGGTTGCAAAAAGTATGTAACCATAAAATGTAACCGAGAAAAAGGAGCTAAAATGTTACAAAAAACAGATTTAATTTGCTGTAATAAGCCGTTGGTTTTATGCAGATTAGCCTTTAATGACAATAACAAAAGATATGCAATTGTTAAACATTGTACTATTTGCGGTCAAAATTCATCTCACATATCAGGCGGTAATATCGGAGATCATAAAAACGATAATTTAAAATGGACTCACGAAATAAATACTTTGTTGGATTTATTATGAGTGAACTGATACTTAGAAATTACCAAACCGACATCGTAAATAAAACACGCCAAGCATTTAAACAGGGTTTTAAATCGCCTTTAATCGTTCTACCTTGTGGATCAGGTAAGACTGCGGTTTTTGCTTGGATGGCTTCGCAATCACAAGCCAAGGGCTTAATAGTGTGGTTTTTGGTACATCGTCAGGAATTACTTACGCAAACCATAGATACATTTAACCGTTTCGATATTCCTACGGATAAAATAACTATTGCAATGGTGCAGACAATAGCAAACCATTTAGAAGATTATCCAAAGCCTGATTTGATAGTTTTTGACGAAGCGCATTTTTCTGCTGCAAAAACTTGGGGAAAAATAATCGAAGCATTTCCAGATGCTTATAAAATCGGCTTAACAGCAACGCCCTGCCGATTAGACGGTAAACCGCTTGGAAAAATATACGATACTATGATAACAGGAATAACAGCCAAGGAACTTATTCAAGACGGTATGCTATCAAAATATACTTATTATTCAGCAACATTAGCAGATTTTGCCAAAGTAAAAACAAAGTGTGGTGATTACGACCAAGAGCAAGCCGCGGAAATATTAAGCAAGTCGGCTATCTTGGGCGGAGTTGTTCAACACTACAAAGAATTAGCAAACAACAAAAAAGCTATTTGTTATTGCCCGACAATAAAATTTTCAGAAAATATAGCAGACATATTTCAATCAGCCGGAATAAATGCAGTACATTTTGACGGGAATACACCAGAAAAACAACGGAAAGATATAATAGCAAAATTCAGGACCGGAGAAATAAAAATATTATGCAATGTAGATTTAATATCAGTTGGTTTTGATGTGCCAACTGCTGAATGTTGCATATTGCTTAGACCTACTCAATCAGTAGCTTTGTTTATTCAGCAAGCTATGAGAGCATTACGACCTTTGCCGGGTAAGATTGCGATAATTCTCGATCATGTTGGTAATGCGTTGCGTCATGGCTTGCCAGATAATACTTGGGATTGGAGTTTGACAGAAAAGCCAAAGCGAAAAAATAAAGAAGAAAATTCTGTTTTTGTAAGACAGTGTGAAAAATGTTTCTTTACTTTTGAAACTAAAAAAAATACAGTTTGCCCGAATTGCGGACATGAGAATAAAAAAACCGTTGAAGAAATAAAAATCATCGAAGCGGTTAAATTACAGGAATTAAAAGAAGCCGAGGCAATAATAAAAAAACAAGCTCGCCGGAATGTTCACACCTGCAAAGACTATTCAGATTTAATCGAGTATGGCAAAAAATACGGATATAAATCAGGTTGGGCATATACACAAGCAAAAATAAGGGGTTTTTTATGACAGAAACCGACATTATGAATTTAATTAGAGCCAGCATTTCAGACATCGCTGTTATATTTCGTGTGAATGTAGTTAAAGGACAATTAAAAACCGGTCAATTTGTTACAAGTGGAGTTCCGCCCGGGTATAGCGATTTATCAGGACACCGGAAATTGGACGGCAAAGCAATTTATTTGGAAGTTAAAACAGCAACCGGGAAAGCAAGCAAAGAACAATTAAACTTCATCGAGCAGATGCAAATGACAGGAGCAATAGCCGGAATAGTGCGAAGCGTTGAAGATGCTAAAAAAATAATTATTGGAGGATAAAGCCATGCACGAAAGCACAAAACAGAAAATAGATGAGTATATCCTTGCAACATGTAAACCAGTCACAAATTTACCGGACAGTTATTATTTTGTTATTGAGGTTATTCCGGTGGATAATTATTTAATTTAAGGATTGTTATAATGCCAGCAAAACGCAAAAGTAAAAGTGAGATGGTAAAAATAGTGCCGTTGCCGTCATTCAAAGCAAAACAGCCGATTGCACAGTGCTTTATCTGCAAAGGTAAATTTAATAAATCAGATGTAAATCAGACAAAAGAAATTGCATTTAAGTATCTATGCGATAATTGCAAAAAAAGTTATTCTGGTAAGTTGAAATTTAAGGAGAAAAATAATCATGAGTACAATTAAGATGACAAAAACTTTCGAGATTGATAAAAATGGAAGTTGTACAACCTGTAAAGAGCGTATAAGTAATTTATGTTATCCATTCAAACAAATATTACAGGCTGACGGATTTGTGGTTGATAACGAAAATGACAAAATTTTAGCAGGTTTTAAACAATGCCAACAATGTAACGCTTTCTTAAAAGCCGAAGCACAGCCGGAAAAAACATGCACACTCGAAAAGAAACAAAAATTTAGCATCATGGGTGATGGTAGGTTAATAATAGCCATTGATTTTGATAATACCATTGTCGAACCGTTATATCCTGAAATCGGAGTGCTAAAGGCTAATTGTAAGCGTATTATAAATAAATGGTACAACTTAGGACATGCAATAATTATTAACACTTGCCGAGCCGGAAAGTTCCACGGTGACTGTGAAAAATTTCTTATTCAAAACGGAATATCTTTTAATTTTATAAACTGCAACATGCCGGAATTAATCAATTTTTATAAAGCCGATACCAGAAAAATTTCTGCTGATGTTTATATTGATGATAGAAATTTAGGCGGACTTCCTGACTGGTTAGAAATTGAAAAAATAATGGACAGTTTGTTTGCAGAATATTTGGAGGTGCAATAATGACAGACCAAAGCAGAGAACACGCAAAAGCCGGATCCGTGTATAAATTCGGAGAGGTTGAAGTGATTGCGATTGAAACAAAAGAGCGGTGCAGAGGTTGTGTAGCTGCATTCCTGCCCGACCGTTGCAGTGAGATGCCGCTTTGCACAAGCGATAATAATTCTGTTGTGTTTTTAAGAGTTTCCAATGAAAGAGTATAGGATTATTATCTCGGTTAAAGATGTTAAACAAATGATTAAGTTTTATTCTGAATATGATTTAACAAAGCAGGATATTGTTAATAATATGCAAGTTTTACGGAGAAAAGAAAAAGATGATGATGTTGTTGATAAACTAAAAAATATGTTTGGAATAAATTAAAGCGGTTAATACTTAGTTTTAATTTTATTGCTTTACGGGGTTTTATTTCGTATATTTAAGGTTATGAGTATAAACAAATCTTACATATTAAAAAGCAAATACCTTGCTAAAAATAAGTTCAGAATTAAAAATTATTGCGAATTAACCCAACATTCATTGCCAAAAATAAACGAATCATGGCATATTGTAACAGAAAAAGCAATAAACGCATTTGCTTTTATTCAATATATTTTAGATACAGAAAAGAAAATTGAACAGCTTTACATAACAAGTTATTCAATAAGAGAATCTGTATTATTGCCAATTAAAGACTGGCAAAATTCTGGAATATTAGATTTTGTTTATATCGGATTAACATGTTTTACAAAAAGATTAAATTTGCCATGCTATGAATTTTTAAGCAGTGTAAAATCAGATAAATTTAAAGTTAAATACTTTCATAACCATACAAAAATAGCACTAATTAAAACAAGTAACAATTATTTTGTTTTAGAAGGTTCAGGAAACTTCTCAGAAAATGCACAATGTGAACAATATGTTTTAACAAACAATCAAGAGCTTTACAACTTCCATAAGGATTGGATTGAAAAAGAACCAGACAAATATTAAACTGACTCCGAAACAAGAGCGGTTTTGTCAGGAATATATAAATTGTTTGAATGGTACAGAGGCAGCAATTAAAGCTGGGTATTCCAAAAAGACAGCGAATAGAATAGCTGCTGAAAACTTGTTAAAACTTGACATTATAAACCGCTTAAAAGAAATCCAAAAACCCATATGCGAAAAGCTGAATATTACAAGAGAAGACATTTTAAAAGAATATCAAGCTTTGTATAAAAGTGAACCGGACGGATTTATAGTAAGGCATTCAGACCGCTTAAAAGCTCTTGAATTAACTTCTAAAATGCTTGGTCTTAATGAGCCCGATAAACTCGACATGACCAGCAAAGGGGAATCAATAAAACAACCGCCTGCAATCATAGTACAGAATGAAGAACAGCGGATAGCATTATTAAATACGCTTGGCAAGAAATGAAATTAACTAAAGTATTCACCAAGACCGCACAAGCGGCTAATTTAAGCGATCTAATTATAAATCAGGGCGGAAGTAGTTCAAGCAAGACATACTCCGCCCTGCAATATTTGTTGATGCTTATACAGACCGACAAGCAAGGCGATGTTACAAGCATAGTTGCCGAAAGTTTGCCACACCTAAAGCGCGGTGCTTTGAGAGATATGCAAAACATATTATCTGAATATCCTGAATATGCAATGAATTTTAACAAGACAGATTTATTTTATGAAACTGCCAACGGTGCAAGATTAGAGTTCTTTTCAGCCGATAACCCGGACAAGTTAAGAGGTGCAAGGCGAAAAAGACTTTTTATAAACGAGTGCAATAATATTGCCTATGAATCGTATTACCAGCTTGCAATGAGAACAAGCGGTTTAATTATACTTGACTTCAACCCGACAAGCGAATTTTGGGTACATACCGAAATATTGAATAATTCAGCTTTTAATGCTCAGTTTATTAAGTCAACATACCACGACAACGAATATTGCCCGGCTGCTGCCATCGCTGCCATCGAAGCCAGAAAAGACCGTGATCCGAACTGGTACAAAGTATATGGACTTGGAGAAATTGGCAGTCTTGAGGGAAGAATATTTGATTTTAAAATCGTTAAAACAATACCGCCAGAATTCATATTAACTGGTGCCGGGTTAGATTTTGGATTTACAAACGACCCGACAGCTATACCATTAATTTACAAACATTCCAAGCTACAACAAATTTGTATTGATGAGATCTGCTACAATACCGGATTATCAAATGAAAACATAGCAAAGATAATAGACGAATCAGTTATTAAAAAATCATATCCAGTAGTTGCAGATTCAGCCGAACCTAAAAGCATCAGCGAACTACAAACTAAATATCACTTAAATATCACACCTTGCGTTAAAGGTGCGGACAGTGTGAATTACGGTATTGACATAATAAAACAGTATGATATTTTAATCACAGAGCAAAGTATAAACGCGATCCGTGAGTTTAGGAATTACCGGTGGATGACAGATAAAAACGGCAAAGCGTTAAATATTCCGGTTGATTTAGACAACCATTTAATAGATGCTGCCCGGTATGCAATAACAAAGTTAATCGGAATACCACAGCCGACATATACACTCCCAGAAACGCTATAAAAATAATATTATTGCACAGATCACAGCCGGATTTAATTATCCGGCTTTTTTTATTCTAAAAAATTAGTGTATAAATTTTAGACACTTTTTTTATTGCAATGTCAATATTTTTTACATATATTACTTGTAAGTATAAAACAAGGCTTGCAAAATGAATAATGAAATTATTGATACTGGTTTTAAAAAGGCTTTTGCCGATGAAAGCAAGCAAGCTATAAAATTTATTGAATCCAATGCAAACGGGATTAGGGTTGTTAAACCTAAATATGCCAGAGCTGCTTTACAATCTTATTGTGAAAATTCCGCTGTTAATATGCGATGTTTAACCGTTAAAGCCGCTGCAATAGCCGGACTTGGATATACTTTTAAAGATGAAGAAAACGCAAAAAACACGGGCGTTTATGATTTTATCAACGGTTTAATAGATCCGTTCGGAACTCCAAAAAGCTTTTCTGAATTAAACATGGACTGGGTTTTAGATGCTGGTATTTATGCAAGATCACGATTAGAAATATATCGGCTTGGTGGCATTCCAAAAAACTTGTATTTATTATCTTCAAACAATATTTACATAGATGAGTTTTTCACTAAGATAGTGCAATACATAACACAACCACGCCAAAAGACTGTAATTTTTAGACCTTATGGTGAGTATTCAGGAGAGGAAAGAGATACTCTTTGCTTTAGTCAATCACTCCCGGGTATAGATGAATTTTACGGCTGCCCGGTTTATGTTCCTGCAATATCTGCAATCAATACTAATATTACAGCAGCAAAGGCAAATCAGGAAGTGATGGAAAACATCGCACAGCCAACAGGAATATTTATAGTAAAATCTAAAGGCGATGCATCATGGCATATAGCAACTAAAGACCAGATACGAAGTCTTAAGAATAAAAAAGGCGGTCAACTTTATATTGATTTAGCCAACGAAACAGATGATTTCCGTTATCAAATTTTAGGCAGCCAGACCATTGACGGTAATTATATTCAAGAACGGTCAAAGAACGAACTTGAAATTATGGCAAGCCACGGATTAACACCAGAACTTTACGGGGTGCTTTCAAACGGCGGAATCAGTTCAGGTGAAAAAGCAACCGGAGCGTTAAAAATATTCATGCAAACAGTTGTAAGACCTGCACAGGAATCTTTACAAAAGATGTGGACTACTTTTTTCAAGACAGAGTTTGGACTTGCACCAGATAACGAATTTCAATTAAAATCCATTGACTTGACTGATAAATTAGAAGATATGCAGACCTCACAGACTTTCGCATCGGTTGTGCAATCTTATATCAATATCAATAATATGCGTATGCTTAATACTTTCCTAACAGAGAACGGATATGAGGAAGTTACAGAGGATGAATGGAACGCAATGAGAACAGCAAGCACCGGGATTAATTTCGATGTAACTAATTCACCGCCTGCATTATGAGAACCCGGGATTTAATAGATCGCAATTACACACGGCAAGTAACACAAGAAATGGTAAACGCTTTCCGCAGAGGTTTTGCAAAGATAAACGCCTTACCTCTTGCCGAGATTACAGAAGATAGAATCATTGAAATATTAAACCGTGAGTATGATAGATCGGCTTTGAAAAATGCAGATAATATGTATAACATGTCAAGCGATCAGTACAACGCAGCTATTCGCAAGATGTCAGCCGGAATAAGAAAAGAACAGCAAAATTTTTCTTACACTTATAATCAGGTAGACCGGCAAATGCTGAACACCTTAGATCAGAATAATACTTTATTTATCGGCAAATACTTTGAAAATGATTTAGAGCCGCTGATTAGAAAAGAAATGTCAAAGATACTAACCGAGCAACAAAGCAAAAAAGACACTGCCAAAGCGATTGCAGAAATGCTTAAGGACCAAGCAGGGGCGAGAGCTTACAACTATTCAAAGATGATAGTTGAAACAAACGGAACATGGGCACGGTCAATTGGCAATATAAATGCAATGGAAGAGGCTGGAATAACAGAATATTATTATGATGTTACTCTTGACGATGTTACAAGCGAAATATGTCAAGCCTTAGCTGGAAAGAGTTTTCCAATTGACAAGGGCATACAAGCCAGAGATTCTTATTTAAATATGCCAACTACGGACTATGCAACCGGGAGAGCGTATTTAGAAAGAACATCACCGTTTATACAAGCGACTAAAGACGGTAATTTTAAAGCAAATAATCAAGTTTACACTAAAGATCAGTTAATGAATATTCCGGGGATTCAACTGCCGCCACTTCACCCGAATTGTAGAACAGAAATTTTTATAAAATAAAGAGGTTATAATATGGCAAGCACAGAAAATAAATACCAAGGTTGGAACGCTAAAGCGGTAACTCCGTCCAATGACGATGATATAAGTCCAAAGGGTTGTAAATTATTCATTGGAACTGGCGGAAACATTAAGGTTGATATGTCAGGCGGTCAAGATGCTGTTATATTTAAAAATGTTCCGTATGGCACTTTCTTACCTATTTATGTTGACAAAGTTTACATAGCAGACACAACAGCAACAGACATTGTTCAAATTTGGTAATATTATGAGTTTAGAAATATCAATAAAATCTAATATAAATAATGTTAATGGTATTGATTATAATGCACAACAGCACGCAGCAAGGGTAATTGCCGGCAGCGGAAGTGTACCAAATTTAACATTATTAGACAAGTATGTTAAGCTATTGAAACAAGCTGGACTCTGGGACTCATGTGTATTCTTTGCAACTGCTGCTGGTGGTGTAGATAAAGACGGTAATGAGTATGTAGGAAAAGTTTATGACTTGATGAGCAATGCAGATTTAGCACAGGGGACTCAAACAGCAAAGCCTAAATATAATAGTGATGGTACATTGTTGTA